TGTATGATCCTCCCCGGTTGCTTTTACGAGAGGAGTACTAAAGACGAGATGGTTAAACAGCTGACCCGATCCGACCGCTGTCGAACCATCGACAAACATACCAAACTCCTCATAAGTATCATCCGGAGTCAGTGTATCAGCATAAAAAAAGCGAAAATCAGCCGTCAGACCAGATCGACTGACCGCTCCGATCTGAGCCCGGACGAGACCATTACCGAGATCAGTATCAGACGCCGTCGCTGGAGTATTATCATCTCCGATATCAGCATATCTGATATTAGCTGAGTGAGTATTTATAGCGACAAGTCTGTCCAGAAAAATATAAATCCCTCGCTCAGCATTACCGACGACTTTATTAGGCATAAACTCAGACTCAGCGAGGATAATTCCATCCTTAGACTTGATCCATTTTACCTCTCCCTTTAAATTAAATGAGTCTTTTAACATAGATAAAGTATATCATTAAGTATACGTCGAGAAATTATACCGACCCTCATTACCAGACGTAACCGGTCCATAATTATAAGGAGGGGAGTCAGACGTTACGCTGACAATGATATCGCTCAGACTGAAAGCGTCGTCCACTTTACGGAAACGCTGGATGACCTCATTAGGACTGATCTCGATCTCCTCCCTCGACTTACCGATCAGACCGATAACGATATCGGTAAAGGTCGTCTGACCAGACTTAAGAAAATCGACCTTATAAATAAACTCGTCCGATCCGTTCATACTCCCGGAGATCTTATTTATTTTATAATCCTCAGAGACTCCAAACTTATCAGAGTCTATAGTAAGAGTCTGACCGACGATCAGACCTTTTTCTCTTGTCTGAAAGCTCCCATCTTTAGATCCGTTTTTCCACTGATCCAGTCGAGCGAAAGCAAGGATCTCAGCCTCCTCGATAGAGTTGATAGTCTTATCAATTTCGATACCCTCTCTCTCACCATAAGCAAGGACCGACGTCGGATCCTCAGCCTGGACGATGAGAGGGATCTGAGCATTACCAAACACTCGGACGACATCGTCAGCGAGGAGAGTACCCTCCGGAAATCGTACGAGCTTTTCCTGGAAATTGTAAAGACAGTCGAGGAGCCTCTCTCGGATAGTATATGTCTCAGTCCCTAGTAAAAAGATATCTCGATTTAAAGTAAGCTCAGTCTCGGAGTCGACTGATACGATGATCGCAAAAGTTGCGTCAGTGGTATTACTGACTTGATCTCCGACTGATACTCCGTCAGTAACAAACGTCGCACCGGTATCGATAAGCTGATTAGTGTTAGCACTCGTCGACGATCCGTCAGATAAAGACGCCTCAGTATCGATCATCTGATTTATAAAGTCGACTCCGACAGTCTGATCGATTTCATTAACTGTAATCTCGACATCACTGTATCGATATACTAAAGGAAACGTCTGATCGATACCGTTAGCCTCATACAAGTCAACAGCGTCAGCACTTGAGATCGCGTCACTGTATCGACCGCCTCGGACATAAATACGATTACGGAGCTCCGTTACGTTTGACTCAAAAGTCAGAGAGTTAAACTCAAGAGACCCTCCGTCATCATTTATGATAATCGGAGCGACAAGCTCTGACACTGGAAAAAACCGGATCACATTACCAGCGTCGACGTACCAGTCCCATCCCACACCGTTAGCGATTTTAGTAATACATCTGGACGGTTGCTCGTAATTAAAGCGAGCGGTATTAACTGTGGGAGATGTAGCTGGAGCGTCTAAAGTAAACCCGACCATAAAGTTATCGACTAAGTCCTGGACGATAGAGACGGCGTCAGTATCATTATAAGCCTTGACGACCAGCCTCCGATCCATCTCATAAAAACCATCGAGACAGACGTATGAGTAAGACTGTAACATTTGACCGCCGACCACTGAGTCAGATCTCTCGATGATAGTCCCTTTAAAAATATCAGTCCCATCCTCACTTAGTACAACACTTTGACCAGTGACCGGGAGAGGATCTTTAATACCCTCCATATCAAAAGACAGCGAGGATGGTGACTTGCTTAATTGCATCTCTAAAGAGAGCGACTCTTGAGCGACATCATTAGTCCGATCGACTGAGTTGATTGTAATTACTAAAGACATAATTTAATTAAGTGGTCCGGATCCGACGCTGGATACTTTTAGCGATCGCTTGCTCGACTCGAGCGACCAGCTCTTTACCAGAGACGTCTCCATATACGTTAACAGTTACTCCACTCCCGGATCCAGCTCCGGATCCCAGTTTATTATTAGCGACGATCGCTCCAGACTGACTCGGTACAAACATCTCCGGACCACGCTCTCCGACCATATAAGGAGATCGACTTTTTACCGGTCCTCCGATTGCTCGACCGGGGATAACATTTTTAACAAAGTCGATAGCACCACCTCCGATCTCTTTAGCTAGATCGATCGCTCGCTTAAACATATCGATCAGATCTCCCACCCAGTCGATGAGATCAGCGATCTGATTTTTAACACCATCGATCGCACCACCCCAGTCTCCAGTAAATACCGCCGCAAGGATCTCGACAGCGTTCTGGAGTGTCCGGAAAGCATACGTCGCCGTATCGACAATGAAAGTGATTAAGTTTGTAAAGCCAGACAAGACAGCGGCGAGCACTGTAGCGATAATTCTAAACGCGGCAATTAAAGCATGTAAAGCGATAACCAGCATCCCGACCATTGCTTGACCAAGAGCTTTAATATAGGGGAGTAACGGCTGTAAAGCCATCCATAAATCACTTAGAGCCGGACCGAGCAGGTCTTTAAATGTCTCAGCTACGTCGGAAAAAGCTCCTTTTAAGTGAGTAATAAGGAGAGTTTTCTCGTCAATAATATTGAAGATATTTGCCATTCCTTCTCTCACTCCCTGGATAGTACCTTGCCAGTCTCCCATCGCATTACTTACCGAAATCATCGAGTCAGTAAGAAACTGAAAGAGACCGGAGGCGACCACGATATCAGCCATCATAATACCAAAGGCGTCTTTCATGTTAGAGGATGCCTGATTAAATGTCCCGGACTGATTTACAAACGCATTAAAGAATCGACCGCCAGCATCATTAGCCTCGTCAAACATTTTGGTTAGAAGATCAAACGTAATCTCTCCATTAGTCACCATATCAGCGATCGCTTCTCCAGACTTACCAGTCGTCTCCTCGAGCATCTCGTAAATAGGGAGACCAGCGAAAGCAAATTGCTTAACGTCAATAGCCGCCGCTCTACCAGTTGCCGCGATTTGCTGGAGGTTGACGATAATACGATCAAGCTCCGGCTGTCCTTTACCCATAGCCGCCAAACCCTCACCCACGTCTAGAAGAATATCGATAGACTTGTCTCCGTCTTTTGTAACCGACGTAAGTAACTGAGTCGCTTGAGTCAATCCAGGGAGCTCAAAAGGAGTACGAGCCGCCTCGACTTTCAAACGATCGATCGTACGCTGAGCGGCGTCAGCATCTCCGAGCAAGGTTGTCAGACCGACTTGAGCGGTCTCCATATCAGCCGCAATCCTCACCCCGAGAGCCGCCGCATCGTACGCTTTACGCACTGACACATAAGCGACAGCAACAGCCGCGACACTTTTAGCCATCGCCATAAAACCACCGCTCGCACTATTAGCAGATTTACCAGTTTTATCAAGCTCCCCAGTCATCTTCCGGAGCTCCTTAGAAGCGTTATCCTGGAGCTGCAGTACCAGTTTTAATTGACGACTATCCATATAATTAAATTATACACTATCTCCCAGACTTTTTGCTCCGAGCTTTTTCGATATCTCCACGCTTGACGATTACTCTCCATAAAGCGAGCACGTCGGTAATCGATAATGATCGAATCTCAGTCAGAGTCCAGCCGTACTCTCGAGCAAGTATCTCCATTATCATAAAGGTACTCGCCGGACGCTTACCCTCCAGCTGAAAGCGTAACTCAAGATCCGTTCCTATTTTCCCTCGACCTCAGACTCATCTCCAGACTTAGCTCGCACCTGGTCGATTGCTTTCATTAGCTTTGCTCCGTCTGATTGTGTCAGTGAAAATAACCAGTCTCGAGTAAACTTGAACGGCTTGTCAGCGACATCTCCCTCTCCGACTCCTCGAGTGTCGACAATTTTAGTGATCAAACACTCAGCCGCCTTTACTTTAGAATTAAGGACAGCCGCTCCGTCGAGTTGCATATCTTTAATATCCATAGATTCCTCTCCTTTTTCTATTTGCTTTCGAGCATTAGCATCAATTTTCAGCGAGCTCATAATTACAGACTGGATTTGCTCGGAGTCTCCCCAGCTCATTTCGTCCTTAATAGTTACGTTATATTCTTTTAGTTGTATGTCCATACTTGTAATTTATTGCTTAATATGTTTATATGATATCACATATGAAAAATAAAGGCATCGCCATACTGTTAGCAATTTTTACCGGAGGGATCGGAGGACATCGATTTTATCTGGGAGAGAGTAAGAAAGGACTTTTAATGTTACTCTTTTTCTGGACATTTATACCAGTGATCATCGCCATCATCGATATATTTAGATTATCATTTATGAGCGAGTCAAAGTTTCAAAGACGATACTCATAACAAAAAACCTCCCAGATCGGGAGGCTTTTTTATTGTGTCGATTATGACGTCGGTACGTTTGGATAACTCGCTGTCTTATTGACGAGCGTGACCTGGGAGGCTTTCTGATCTCCAGCGTTATAAAACGCTCGAAACGTAATCTCTTGAGTCACTAGATCAGCGGCGTCTCCGGATCGATTCCAGTCAGTGATCTGTACTTTATTGAGTAACAGCTCAAGCTCTGGATTATTACCTCCACTAATATCAGCCTCACCAGTTAGAGTGATACTCATGTAAAGCTCATCATTACCCAGGTAGTAATCTTTATACACCTCGTCAGAGAAGTTAAGAGTCATAGTCCCCTCGATCATCATCTTAGCGTTATACACATCGTCCGGAATATATGACCCGATAACGTGATCCCGGATAAGTCCTTGATCAAACGATACCGATAAACCTTTAGCCGGTACAGCACTCGCTCCAGAGAGACCAGCCTCAGTCCCGGCGACCTTGACAGTAATGTCTCGAGCAATCCAGTCGTACTCAGTATCATAACTCGGAGTGTCAGAGTTACTCGCAGCAAGAGACGCGATAAAGCTCGCGGTAAACCTGACGTAGTCGTCAATCGTTGCTGAGATTTCCATAGTTGAAATCATCGCATTGGCGAAAGTAGATTGCTGGACAGAGCCGTCCTTAGCGAAAAGAGTTAAGGAAGCATGTTGGATGTTTTGACGGAGATTAAAGACGTGAGAGAAAACCTCATCGGCTACTACCTCAGTTGTTACCGCTATTCCGTACAGGTTTGCGAATAAGTAACCGATCATATCAGCGTGAGCGATACCCTCCATATCTCCCTCGATAAATGTCTGGACTACTCGTCGCCCCATCCCATCCTCGAGCACTCCTCGAGTCGTCTCGTCGACAGTGTGAGTCGCTCGCTCGACAATGTTAGCTGTCATTTTACGACCCCACTTGTCAGCGGTACTCTCAGCCGTCCCTCTTGTCGCCTCGACAGCGACTCCGATCTCTATATTTCGTCCGATAATTTCACTCATAAGCAATAATTTATAATAACTCTTTTAAAGTACTTTAATAATACCACATTAAATGTTTACAACCGCTCGTATTTGAACGGAAAGAGGCGCATAAGCGACCAGTCCTTTATCCTCCTCAGATAGCTCCCAGGCACTCGCTGAGTCAATTAAGACTCTGACTCTATGTCCACCAACAGTCCCTTGATCCCAGTCGGCGTTAAATTTCGCAATAATATTATCAACGACGGAGGGGAGGACTTGAGCAAACGCTTTATCAGCTGATCCCCCTGTACCCTCAGCCAGAACCATTACAATCATTAAAAAATTATAAGTAACCTCATTATCCTGACCAGAATTAAATTCATTAGTAAAAGAGTCCGGCTTAAAAAATACATGAGGATACGCTGTAATGTCTGCTCCCGGGACGATACTGTAAGAGGCGACTCCAGTAGTATCCTGGAGCGTATCTTTTATTTTTTGGATTATTGTGGTGTACATAATTATTTATTTAGCGAGATCCCTTACGATTTCTTTTAGCATACCACGATATAACTTACTGATCTCTCCGGACTTATTCTTTTTAGTGTGATCTAGCCACGGTCGAGCTTTCATCCGGCGAGTCCCATCGTGGACCATTTTGGCATAGGGAGCAGCTTGAGTACTCGGACTGATAGATCCGATAAGTCCGTTTATTTGAGTCTGGTGAGTATCTCGAAGATTACCAGATCTGGCTCGCTGCGAGCCTTTATTACTGCTAGTACGATACCGGGGATCATTACTGACCGGAGCTCCTCCACCTCTACCACCGACTCTCCAGGGATCATTTATAATCCCTCGACGATAAACAGCAAGACCACGTTGTAAAAAAGTCCGAGCTCTTGTTTTTACTTGAGCCGGATTACGTTTGATAGCCTCCTTGAGAGACTTGATACCGATTAGTTTGACCTCAGTTTTTCCCATATATAAAAAGTATACCACTCAGCACCAATATCCTTTCATCCTCTTTTCCCAACTCATATGACATAAATGACAAAGGATCATTAAATTACTTAAAGTGTTATCTCCTCCATTTACTCGAGGCTTAATGTGATGAACGTGCAATTTTTTTGAAGTTCCACACCGATAACATTTTTTACCTTTCCGTATTTCTTGAGCTTTTTTATAACATAATGGTCGATGTCCTTTACGATATGTAGCTCGATGTTTTTTGATTATTTCTGGATTTCTTTTTCTATACTCACGTTTTAACCCTACTTTACTACAATTAGCTGAGCACCAGCTTTTTTGTTGAGGACCCTCTAATTTTTTACCGCACCTAGTACAAACACCCGAAATTTTATACTCATCTTTATACATTTCCATATCTGTAAATTGTATCATACTCCCCTCCCTCCCCTACCGAGATATCACTCTCTTTTCTAAAAAAAACTATAAATAGGAGATACTTATAGAAGTGGGGGAGACCCTCTCATCTGCCGAGATACCCTTATTTATAGCCATATCTGCACTCTCCCAACAATGACGAGACGCCTCCCACGGTACAAGCCCGGAGGTACGATACATCTCGTCAGCATATAAAAGATTACCCTCGAGAGTGTCTATATCCCATCCGAGATCTTTAGCCGGCGCTCTATGATACGACGACATAAGTTGCATCGCTCCGGTTGCTGAGCTCCCTGGATTTTTAAGTACCTCCCCAGTCCTGGGATCGTACTGTTTAAATGTTGACTCGCATCGAGCGACCGATATCATTATCGGATTATCTTTAAAAAATAGTTTTATCTCCTCCTCGACCCCCTCATTAGGATCGATCAGTGGACAGTCGTCGAGACAGATTACTCCATCGGGTAACGGCTCCGGCTCAGTGACACTCGTCGAGGTTGCGAGGATCAAAGGCTCCGGAGCCGGGAGTAAAGCCGGCTCGTCATCCACTGGAGGAGTCACCGGTTGAGTAACCGTCGTCGACGGCATAAATAAAATGATTGAAAGTATAAAGAGTCCGACCGCTATAGCGACAGCTCGTTTTATATTGAGGATCATTGTGTAAGTGTTACGACGAGCTCGAGATGAGAGTTCTCTCCGACAGCGTTTTTTTGTATTTGTTGTACGTTGTACGTCCCGGCATAGTTACCGACAGCGACAGTCAGCTTGTCTCCCTCAGTGACATCAGTACCGAGCGGACACCATATCGAGAATACCTTACTCCAGGTCTCTCCGATCGACTCAGCTGTCTGAGGAGCGGCTTGCTGGACGTGACCACTAAAAGTAATCCCAGCGGTCTCACTTGACGTCATCCCGGACCAGACCATCCTTGTGACCGCAATCGACTCAGTAAATAATCGAGAGATAGACATATTAGAGATGATAGCGTTTATAAGAGTCCAGAATAGAGAGAGCTCGATCAAAGTCTCCCCAGCTGTCACGTCCGTTATCTGAGTTGTACGTGACTTGATAGTTACCAATCCGCTCAGACTTGATCTGATCACCTCCTTTACGAGACTGATTTAAGATCCCAGCGACAAACACTGTCGCCACAAAAGAGATACCAGACGGTACCGCCTCAGAGTATCCCCACTTAGCCGTGACTCGATGATTTTGCATCCCTCGAGTAAAGTTACGATCTCTAAGGAGTAGCTTAGTGATTGGTACTTTCTTATCCTCATGGTTGACCGGCTCAGTAAAGAAACGGTTACTCCCCGTCGCTCCGATAGTGATAAACGATCCTCCAAAGTCATCCAGTCCGACCTCGAGCGTCTCGACCTCTATACAGTCATCGATGATCAAACCTCGATCACCTTGACCACTAAAGAGTCTCGGAGTTGCCGTATCACTAGCGACAAAGTTACGACCAGTCTCTAGGTCGATCATATCCTCGACGCTTTCAATCAGATCAGTGATTGTATCCGCATAACTCGGATCGATATCAGTGAGAATATAATTCTCAATTTTTGCCTCGGTTGTATATCCTTTAGCCATATGATTTATTATACATGATTATTTTGCTAGTACGTCGGCGACAATGACCAAGCTCCCGACAAAAGTGCTTTACTGAATGGG